GTATGTACTACCAGCTTCTTTAAGCATGGGAACACATGGGACATTCATGTAACCGTGGAAAGCACAGGGTACACACAAAGTGATCACATTTCCTAAACTTGAAACATTTCCCCTTGTTGAGACACACGGGACATTCCATGTACTCAATTGTTTCTAGAACTTCATTCTCAAATCTCCAGAAACAATTTGAACATACCTTCAGACGAGAGTCCCTCAATTTATAACATATATCAAAATTAGGACACTTCGTCTTCATGCTATATAGTTGGTATAAATTCCCACTGCAAATCGCGACAGATCTTCTTCCAGATCTGATCTTGTGCATAAAGTTTGCTCTTGGACTTGAGAAGAGGGAAGTACTGCAGGTACTCATCCTCCCCTAAGAGTTCACAAAACTTGTAGAGAACATAGGAGTAACTCAAGAAATTCTTCCTCTCCGTTGGACAGTTATCATCAAATGGTCTCTGTATATCCTTGAACATGATCCTTAACCTCTCCTCCAACTCCTGTGGCATATTGGGCGCCCTGATACCATTGAGTATATTGGTTATATAGGGAACGTGTTCGTAGTACTTATTGAGTCTCAACTTCTTGAGAAGTCCTCGAATCTTTGCGTGTGTAATCTCCTCTAGATTCTTAATCTTCATCTTTTTGAGTTCCGACCTCAACTGATCCATGACTTCGTCGGGTATTGTTGTCATCTCCTGTGCTTGGAACTGACTGAGCCATTCATTAAAATGGTTTTCCCTCTTGTAGCTATAATTCACCACTTTCTCAGAGGTTTCCTGTTCTTCCCTATAGGTCAACTCTTCACTAATGAGGCACGCTAAGACGAGACCACACGAATCACACACGAGTTCACTTGTGTCTGGAATGTGAATGACATTACTTGTGGAGCAAGTCTCACATTGTTCTACCCGACGTTCCCTTGGTCTCGCTATATTTTGATTCTCTACATCTATGAGATAGTCCCTAAAGATATCCTTCCTTTGAAGTCCCACGGTCTCTTTGACGTTAAAAATATTGTCAGTATTCGTGACTTCCTCACCCTCTTCGGCATACTGATTCATATAGGGCATACACCTAATCATGTAGTCACTCATCTCAGCTTCGTACCTCTTTTTATTGGAGGGGTCGGTATCAATGAGATTGGTCCAATTTTCAATCTTATTTTTATACCTACTTAAAAAGTTTCCCTCCATTATAATTAAGAATGTTGGTTAAACTTTTAAGTAATGTTTTGTATTTTTACAAAAAGTTGACAACACCTCGGGACTACACGATAATCTCCGAAGAGTTGGAATATAGGGTCGATTACAGAATGAAGTACCACGTCGAGGACCCTTTCTGGTTAGAAGAGGAAAAGGATTGGGATGGCAACCTCGATGAATTCTATGTCAAAGCAACTGGTAAACCATTCAGACGCACAGTGGTCCCTCAAAATGTCAAGAACCTCACCCTCCGTGTCAAGTACTGGTACGGTGGTAAAATCTACAAAGCTATCTCCCAAGACATAAACTTTACACCTGGTGAAAATGAGGCGGAAGGTATGAACTTTAGTATCCCATTGAGTGGTGCTTGGATTGTGGATCATGACGACAAACCACAAGTAAACATCACTGAAAAGGTGAAAAGGTACGCTGGACCAAGGAATGACTTCCATGGAGAAAGTGTGCCACTCAAAGAGTTCTTGTACTATACAACAAAGACCCTCCGTACAAAGTACCCTAAAATTGTACTCAGTAATTCACTGGGTATGAAGAAAACCCTCCTTACCCTTGAGGATTCTACAACTGATCTTCGGATACCTTAGTGGCCAAATAGAACTTGAGATCGCCCAAGTTGGCAACGTTGTACTTGAGAATCAAAAATCTATTCCCCTCTTCCTGCATAATTTGCACAGACGCACACATACTCGTCGCCTTTGTAAAGATATTCAGATACCTGAGGGAGTAGAGACCTGTCATTTCAGGGCTCTCTTCTGGGCATTCAATGGAGGTCTCTTGATTTGCAAAGTCCCCCTCACAACGGAGGCGAAGTTCCTTACCAGCCCTTGTAATCTCAATGTCTTGGCCAATGTTTGACATGTCACGACACAATCTCTGAAAGTCTGCGGATGGGAGAATGGTCACACTTGTCATTGTGACATCTGGTACTTCGATACGACTTTCATTGATGTCCAGGAGCTTCAGTTGAAACTTTGTACTGGTCTTCTTGGATTCACTTGTAATCTCAATGTCCATATGCTCTTTTGAATTAATCTCAATTGTGAGAACATCATTATTTGTAATTGTCTTCAAAAGTTTGAAAGTATTTGAAATGTTAATGCCGGCAATAATTTCTTCCTGATCACAGTGGTACTCTTCAAAGTTGTCAGCGGACAAGAACATATCGATGAGAGACGTTCTCGCTGTGTCCAATGTGACAATGTACATACCTTGTGGTCGAAAGAAGATATTCACATCATTGAGAATATCCTTGAGCACTTCAAATGTTGATTTTATGGCCGAAGCCTGTATTGTAACAAGTCTCATATTACTAAATCGGTGCGTCGTATCTTTAAATCTGTTCCGAGTAGGCGACTCCCTTCGAGACGTCACGATTAATCTTCTCTTCAAGTTCCCTTGTCATGGCTGGCTGTAATGACTGACCGTAGCTATCCAGGGAGAACATATCGGTATCATTTTCGTCACTATCGAGGGTGGTCATGGAACATGCTCCACCAAAACCCCAGTTGCTAAGCTCTTTATTTGGGAGAAGTGAATCTAACCAATTCTTGATTTCATTCCCCACAAGAATCTTCCCATTCTTTGTCAACATTGTGGGGACCCGAGTAATCTTGTTGCGGTACGCAGGTGGAATGCCCTGTGTGTTAATATTGTGATAGTGTACGAGCTGCTTCAATTGTTTGTGTTGGTTGATGTACTCAATGACTTCCATGGAGTGTTTGCACCTTGGACTATATATCAGCAGCGACATCTAATATGTATTGGGTATTTTTGAAAAAAAAATTAACGCATAGTAGTAAAGATGATGAACTGGTCTTTGACAATTGTCCTCATTGCCATTGTCCTGTTACTCACAGTGAGACGCGAACCATTCACCGAAGTCTTTGGTTTCTCAGGATACAAGAAGCCCACGGGCTCCATCCGCTTTGATGACGCCAAGCCAGATCTCAATGGCTACAGTCAGGCGGAAGCTGACATTGATAACGACATGATGCAAGAATTCGTTCTTCAAGCGAACAGGGAAATTTCCAAGCGTACCGGTCTCTGCACTTATATCATCGAGACCACTGCCGTGAAAAAGTATGTTCATGAAGACGAAGATAAGGCTCTCTACGAATGTATGTTTATGACTGTCAAAAACAATGGTTTTGCATTTGGTTTTTCGGTCGTTGCGTCATATGAGGTTGTAAATGGTCAAGTGAAATTGGTATCCCTTCGATCTCAACCCCTTGATGTTCAGACCGTTGCTGATGTGACCCCATTTGTGGAAAGCCGAGGTGGTCAAGACTTCGTGGAGTACGAGCTTGTCAAAGAGGCGGCTGTGCCAAAACAAAGTGAGTTAGAAATGGCTAAAAATAAATTGAAGCAATTATAATGATCAGCATCAATGACGTGACGAAAATTGATGAGAAGAGAAAACAGATCAGAAAAGAGATTTACATGCGAATCTACGAACAGTTTTCTCGGAAAATCAAACAATGTGTAGAATTGGGACATAAGCAGGTATTCCTTACAGTTCCATCATTTGTCGTGGGATACCCAACATTTGATAGAGGTGCGGCTGCGAGGTATATGACGAGGCAGCTCAAATTGGGCGGCTTTGACGTTCGACTTGTGAGTGATTATGATATGTATGTCTCATGGATAATACCCAAAAAGGTAAAGGAGAAGGTTGTGGAACCCGATGAGACAGAATTTCCGGATCTCATGAACCTCAAGAAGATGGCAGATAAGTACAGGAGAGGTGCGTAGGAAGGCCGCTATTAAAAACACACTCAATGATAAATGGACAATCTCAATATTATGGTAGAAGCGAAAAAGGAGTACATGAACCAACTCTACATTCTCATGTGTCCACCTATGATTGAAGTTTTCCAGGATATGTATGACGAAGCCGCGAAGCTTTCCAAGGGGAGAAAGACACTCATCATGTTCCAAAAATTGTTGAAAGAAGTACCAAATTGGTCTAATGCCATGTCCAAGCAGCACACTGACAATATTGCGAATCGATGCGCTTGGTTTAATGACCTCCTCGCGGCTGTATTTGTTGCATCAACCAAGATTCTTTCCGCGGTTCGCCTCAAGGCGGACAACAAAAAGATTAGCCTCAAATTGCCAAGCAATGAAGTTTTCATCCAAACATGTTACAACAACGTGGCCAAGGATCTCTACAAGGATCCATACGTTTTCCATGAAGAGCAAAGTGAATATGTACGTGACGAGGAATTGACTCGTCGTTTCTCTGTGTGCATTGAAGCCACTGTGAAGGAGCTCATTCCAGTTCAGGAAATCCTTCAGACTTACATGTCTCAATCCGCGGAGATGCGAGACATTGACCTTGATGGAGAAGTCCAAGACAGTGAAGATCCAGATGTCTTTGACGGCCCCGCTGAAGAGGCTTTTCCAGAACCCGAACCACTTCCAGAAGATGAGCCAATGGTGGGTGCAGAAGAGGAACCAGTTCAACCAACTGGTCTCGAGAACGAATTTAAGACCGTTCCAGGTGTCCAAGACCCAGCACCAGAGCCAGTCACACATGCAATTCCGGATGAGGAACCTTTGCCAGAGCCCATGGGAGAAGAGGAAGATGGTGTCCTCTTTGGAGATGCCCCAGAACAGCGTGTAAAAAAAACTGCGTATAATTAAATGGAAGATCTCTCCGAATATCTCCGAGACCCAATGAGCGCTGCTGTCATCGCCGCGATTATCACCGCTGGTTACATTCATGTGAAGGCCCAGCTCAATAACGAAGGCAAACTGGAACTTAATAAATATACCAAGCCAGCGGCCCTCAACGCGATCCTCGTCTATTTCATTGTTGCGAATGGCCTTGGTCAGAGAGAGGCTATCTCAAATGAACCTTTCTAAACTTAAAGATTTAACCCTACGAATAAGAAAATGGCGTCTGTCACTGCGTTTAATGACATGCTTTCCCAATTTCTTGTGGAATTGCACAAGACTTTTCCAGATGAAACCGGAATCAAGAAGATGACCACATCCTTTGAGATGCTCAAGAAGACGAACCCACGCCTCGTCGTTGATGGATTTATGAAGGGTGTTACTCCATATGCTGACAAGATCTCAGCCAAAGACGAGAAGTTCATTCTTGAAGAGATTGAAAAGATTGATCTTCTTAAGGATCTCAACATCAAGAGCTACTGGGATCGTATGAGTCCAAACACAAAGGCTGCGACGTGGCAGTACCTTCAGACTCTTTACATGCTTGGTACTACCATTACCGCCATTCCAGCCGACACTCTCAATCTTATTGAAGGTATTGCGAAGGATTGTGCTGACAAGATGCAGACCGAGGGTGGTGAGATTGACCAAGATGCACTCATGAAGATGATGGGTAGTATGCTTGGAGGTATGGCTAAAAAATAAACCTCATGTTATACTAAATGAAGGCTTGGTTTGAAGATCCCCAACAACTCATTAGATCTGACCAGGTTACCCAGTTCTGGCCAAACCAGGATCAGACTCCAGAAGAAAGAATCAATGCGGCTTCACGTTTCATAATTTATGCATGCTGCATTATTTACATTACACGACGCGATCCAAGGATATTTGTCCTTGGTGTCACTGTTCTGAGTGTTCTTTATATTATGTATAAATCAAAAATGGTTAAGGAGGGTTATAGTCTAAATATTAATAGTGGTTGCCAACTGCCAACCCAGGAAAATCCAATGGGTAACGTCCTTATGACCGACTATACAGACGCACCAAATCGTCTCGAAGCGTGCTACTACGCAGACGTTAAACAAAGTGTCAAAAACTATCTTGACGATCGTATTCCGTATGATGCGGGACGTTCCCGTTCAGCCCTTCCAAAGTACCAGCGTAATGCCGCTGCTCGTCAATTTGTGACCACCCCAGTTTCAAAGATACCAGGCGACCAGACCGCATTTGCCGAATGGTGCTATGGCCCCAAAAACGGTGATCTTTGCCGAAATAACCCACAAATGTGCAATCCAAATGCACGCGGTGTTCAGCTCGAGGCATTTGCCGGTCTCGATCCAGCTGGAGATAGCCGAGTTTCTCATCGGGGACATGGATTTGCTCCAGCTTAGATTATAAATATTCTCATGTAATAATAAATGGCATACCAACTTCAGCCTGGTCTTGCGATCGTTCAGAATTCGGGTGCTCTCCCATCAGTGAAAGCGAATGAAGAAGTCTTTGTGTACCCCCAGCCCAGTTCCATTAACTGTGGTACATGCCGTCCAAATACTATGTTGTACGGTACAGCCCCATACATGGGAGGCAAAGGTTCTCCATCTCAGTACATTGATGTGAGTGACCAACTTCGTCCACAATCAACGACACGTTTCGGTAAAGTAATAGTACCAACATATGAACGTAACCTCTTCCCACTCACAAATATGGAATGTAAAGTTCCTCTTCGTACTATGAGTTATGAGCCAACGAGTACTCGTGCAGAACTCCAGAACGGACTTTTTCAACAAAGATACGCTAATAAAAATGTTACTAAAAAATAAGAATGGCCGATCCCATTTCACTTGCAGCTATTGCTGGTTTGATTTTCGCTGGGCGAACTTTGAGTAACAAACCGCAACCACAACCACAACCACAACCAGTTGTTGAAGAGCCGCCACTTATTTATAACGACGATGAAGAAGTTCGGGAGATTGTAGAAAGAGAGTTTGAACCACGTGTTGAAATTCCCCAAAAGATGGAGATGGCGAGTTTTGCTGATATTGGTCGTCAACAGAGAAGTGGTGGTCAAGAGATCCTTAATATGAGAAATCGTATGTATGATACCGGTCGTATGAACAACCTCTCTCCAATTGAAAAGCAAATGGTTGGCCCTGGTCTTGGTATTGGTGCTGATACACCGGCTCAAGGTGGTTACCAGCAGTTGTTCCGTGTGAATCCAATTAATGTTGGCGAGTACAGACTCACAACACTTCCAGGACGATCCGGTCCAGCCGCTGATATCACAGGTGGTCGTGCAGCGGTTGTTGGTCAGTTGACTCACAACAAACCGGAAACGACTGCGCATCTTCCATCTCGTCTCCCAACAATGGCGGGACGAGCCCAAGGTATGTCAGGTGCCGTGCCACGTGCGAGTCATCAAAAGACAATGCGAATCACGAACCGATCCGAGACTGGTCTTCGCGCCGATGGACTTGGTTACAACGCCGCGAAGCGTTTTGTTCCAGCCCAAACCATGCCACAAGATCCAACTCGCTTCAAGAGTGATCGTAACGATGTACAATTTGCGTACGCGAGTCACGCGGCTCCAGGCATCACCAACTTCAGTGGCGCCTATGCGACGAGTGCGGCTGCTCAAATTACTACAAAGAATAACGAAGAATTGATGAAGTATGGTTTCCGCCCAGAGGACAGGCGTGGTAAGGCGAATCGTATGGGTAACCCAGGCCGCATGAATGTGCGGGAGTCCGCCCTCAAGCAAGGTGGTCGCCTCACCGCGGTTCGTGCCGATACTTCTCGCATTGACGGTCGTTTTGGTACCGCGGATGGTGGATGGACTCAGAACTACCAACAAAAGCCATTCCACCAATTTAATGCGTACAAGGGTAACGAGAATCCCAATTCACGAAGCTTGGACATCGCGAAGAGACAGCTTCAGAACAACCCATTGGCTCACCACATTTATTAGGTGTTCAATAGCAAATTATAGACAAAAACAATCATTAAAATATTGTGCCTATATTTTAATGAAGGTTCATACCCTTGACATAGATTCAGGTGAGAGAGATACAAATGTATATTCCTATGCTAATAACTATATTGTGACTCTCAGGGAACCTATTTATGATGTTACACAGGTTAAATTGATATCTGCACGCATACCTACACCGCAATTGACGACATGTGCTACAAATAAGACATTTAGTATTTACGATTCGGGTGCTCCAGATGATACAATTGAAGTTACCCTCGACGAGACAAACTATACAAATGGTACCGCTTTGGCTTCTGATTTGGATACTAAGATGCAACCTCCACTCACGTGCATAGACTCTGTCGTGTTTGATTCCGACACACAAGCTCTTACATTTTCAAATA